CTCAGCCAAGCCGCCCTGATCTGGGCCGCCATCCTCGCCCCGTTCGCGCGCCGCGCCAACCCTGCCCCGGCCAGCTTCCACAACATCCGCGCGCTGCTGCTGCACCTGTGCGACTACGACGAGGCCGCCGCCCAGTGGGTGATGCGCTGGCTGGCCTACCCGCTGCGCCACCCGGGCGCCAAGATGGAGCGCGCGCTCGTGGTCAACGGCGAGGCCGGCACCGGCAAGACCCTGTTCTTCGAGGACGTGGTGGCCGCACTGTACCAGGGCAAGGGCGCGTGCGTGATCACCGCGCGCCACCTGCACGACGCCTTCCCGCGCTGGGCCGACGGCACCCGCCTGGCGGTGGTCGACGGCCTGTTCTCGAAAAAGAACGCGGCGCGCCTGAAGCAGCTGATCAGCGCGCCGGGCCTGCGCCTGGTGGCGCGCGGGCGCGACTACCGCGTGGTCGACAACGTCGTCAATTACGTGTTCCTGTCCACCTCGACCGAGTTCCTGCCGGTACTGGAGAGCGACCGCCGGCTGTTCGTGCTGGAGGCGCCGCCGCGCCAGGGCGACATGTTCTACAAGGCGGTGGCGCACGAAATCGCCAACGGCGGCGTGGACGCGTTCCGCCACTACCTGCTGCACGGGCTGGACATGGACGGCTTCGACCAGCACACGCTGCCGCCGGCCGACCCGGCCCAGCGCGCCCTGCGCCAGGTGGCGTAGGTGCGCCACCGTCACCGAAGGAGACCACACCATGCATGAGACGCAAGCGACCGAGCTCAGCCCGCTGAGCGAACACGACCGGAAGGCGCTGGCCGCGCTGGCCGAGGTGGCCATCGCCGCGGCCGAATCGCACCCGGACCTGTGCGCCGGGATCGTGGCGCAGCTGGCGCCCGCCGGCAGCGCCGTGCTGGAACAGTGCCAGGACGCGCACACGATCACGACTTACTGCGGCCACGTCTTCAGCTTCCTCGCGCCCGAAAAGTGCGTTCTCGACATCGAGGACATCGCGCACGCGCTGGCCAACGAGTGCCGCTTCGGCGGCCACGTGGCGCACTTCTACTCGGTGGCGCAGCACTCGCTGCTGGTCAGCCAGATCGTGCCGCCCCAGGACGCGCTGGCGGGCCTGCTGCACGACGCGGCCGAGGCGTACGTCAAGGACATCCCGAAGCCACTCAAGCGCCTGCTGCCCGACTACGCCGCGATCGAGCGCCGGGTCGAGGCCGAGGTGTTCCGGCGCTTCGGGCTGGATGCCAAGCTGCCGGAATCGGTCAAGTACGCCGACCAGGTGCTGCAGGCGACCGAGCAACGCGACCTGCGCGGCGCCACCGCGACGCTGCGCATCGGCGCCGGCGTGCGACCGCTGCCGACGCGGCTGTTCCCGATGTCGTCGCTGGTGGCCAAGCGCATGTTCCTGCAGCGCTACCGCGAGCTGACCCGGAGGACCGCATGAGCCTGCACGAGGACACGACCCCGGTGGCACTGCACCGCCTGTTGCGGCGCCTGCTCGAGGACCACCAACGGAACCAGCCGCACCCCGTCCACCGCTGCCCGCTGTGCCAGGACACCGAGCGCACGCTCGACCTGCTGGCCGACGAGGTGCCGGAGGGCGCATACGACTGTACCGAATAACCCTGAAGCACCCGCAGTTCCCATCAACCACCACAAGAAGGAAAACTATGGATATCCAAGAGAACACCCAGGCGGCAGCCGCCACCATTCCCGCCATCGGCGCGCCCGTCTGCGGCGGCTTTTTCGCCGGCCGCATCCTGATCGCCGGCGTGCTGTACGGCCTGGTCGTCGCACCGAAGGCCGAAGGCGAGCGCGCCGATGTCGCCTGGCTCGATTCCAAACAGCGCGTGGCCGGCGCCGACAGCTACAACGACGGCATGCAGAACACCGCCGCGATGGCCGAGGCCGGCAGCGAGCTGGCACAGTGGGCGCGTGGCCTGAGCATCGACGGCTGGACCGACTGGCACATCCCGAGCCAGGACGAGCTGGAGATCATGTACCGCAACCTGAAGCCGACCTCGCGCAGCAACTACCTGTACGGCCGCAGCGGCGTCAACCCGTCGGCCGTGCCGCCCACGCACGCCTACAGCAAAGAGGTTCCGGCCAAGACCACCGTCGAGGCCTTTGCCGAAGGTGGTGCGGAGGCGTTTGCCGACGAGTGGTACTGGTCGAGCACGCAGCACGCTGCCTACGAAGACTGTGCCTGGTATCAGGACTTCGACGGCGGCTACCAGGTCATCAGCCTCAAGTCGGCCAGCCTCCGCGCTCGCGCGGTCCGCAGATTCGTTATTTAACCCTTCATCAATTTCAGGGGAAGAGACCATGAAAAAAGACCAATCACTGCAACAAGCATGTGGCGCCGTCGTTGTGACTGCCGCAGCGGCGAAGGCCCAGTGGATCGCGCACAACCTCAAGCCGGGTGAAGTCTACGCCGGCATCATCCTTGGCCTGGATGGGCAGCCCGACCACCACCTGATCCTGCTGCCTGACGAAGCCGAGAAGGTTACGTGGGGCCAGGCGAAGAAGTTTGCGACCGACGCCGGCGGCGAGTTGCCCACGCGCCCCGAACAGGCCTTGCTGTACGCGAACCTGAAGCACGAGTTCAAGCCGAACTGGTACTGGTCGGGCGAGCAGCACGCTGCCGACGACGACTTTGCCTGGAATCAGTACTTCAACTACGGCCTACAAGGCAGACAGCAGCAAGTCGGCCAGCCTCCGCGCTCGCGCGGTCCGCAGATTAACCATTCAGTGATTTAGCCCTTTTTCATCAGCATGGCACTCCACACCCAACTGCCGATTTACAAGGCCGCCTACGACCTCCTCGACGTCGTCACGGATCTCGCCAAGAACATGCCTCGGGACTTCAAGGCATCGATCGGCGGCAAGATCCGCGACGAGGTGGTCGCAGTCACGATCTTGATCTTCCGCGCCAATACGGCGCGGGAGAAGGCGCCGCACCTGCAGACGCTCACCGAACGCCTGCAGGTGGCCGAACTGCTGCTGCGACTGGCGCGCGACAAGCGCCTGATCGCGGTCAGGCAGTACGCGCGCGCCGTCGAGCTAACCACCAGCATCGGCAAGCAGGCCAGTGGATGGCGCCGTTCCGCAATGTCGCCCGCTTCGTGATGGTCAAGGCCACCATGACTGTGCGAACTTTTAATCTGGTCGTGCCGCTGGCTCACAAGGCCACCGCCATGCGCATTCCAGAAACCACCCGACAGTGTTCGGGCAGGTCTGGCGCAGTTTCCCCGCTGATCGGCCGCTGCGGCCTTCGGCGGGGCGATGTGGATAGCACGAATACACGCAGCACGCTGCCAACGACGACTATGCCTGGAATCAGAACTTCAACAACGGCAACCAGAACAACAACAACAAGTCGGCCAGCCTCCGCGCTCGCGCGGTCCGCAGATTATCCCGGCCGCCACCATGCTGATTTTTCTTTCGAGGAGCTGGTGCAAGCCTACCTCGACTGCCGCAAGACCAAACGCAACTCGGCCAGCGCCGCCGCGTTCGAGCAGGACCAGGAACGCCAGCTGGCGCGCCTGCGCGACGAGCTGCTCGATGGCAGCTACCGGCCGGGCCGGTCGATCTGCTTCATCATCACCCGCCCCAAGCCGCGCGAGGTGTGGGCGGCCGACTTCCGCGATCGCATCGTCCACCACCTGCTGTACAACCGCATCGCGCCGCGCTTCTACCGATCGTTCATCAGCGACACCTGCGCCTGCATCCCGGGGCGCGGCACGCTGTACGCGGCGCAGCGGCTGGAAGCGAAGATCCGCAGCGCGTCGGAGAACTGGTCCAAGCCGCTGTGGTACCTGAAGTGCGACCTGGCGAACTTCTTCGTCAGTATCGACAAGCAGGTGCTGTGGCGCCAACTGGCCGCGCGCGTCACCGAACCGTGGTGGCTGTGGCTGGCCGGCGCGATCCTGTTCCACGACCCGCGCCAGGACTTCGAACTGCGCGGCGAGCGGCGCTTGATCGAACGGGTACCGCCGCACAAGCGGCTGGCGGGCCAGCCTGCCCACCTCGGCCTGCCGATCGGGAACCTGTCCAGCCAGTTCTTCGCCAACGTCTACCTCGACGCGCTCGACCAGTACGCCAAGCACCAGGTGCGCGCCCGCCATTACGTGCGCTACGTCGACGACTTCATCCTGCTGCACGAGTCGTCGCAGTGGCTCAGCGCCGCGCTGGCTAGCATCGACGCGTTCCTGCCGGCCACCCTGGGCGCACGGCTGAACCCGTCCAAGACGATCCTGCAGCCGGTGGCGCGCGGGGTCGACTTCGTCGGCCACGTGATCAAGCCGTGGCACACCCGCACGCGCCGGCGCACGGTCAACCAGGCGATCGCACGCCTGCGCACGATGGATGCCGACACGGTGTACGCCGCAGCCAACAGCTACCTCGGCCTGCTGCGCCAGTCGGACAGCAGCCACGCGGACCGGGCGCGCGTAGCAAGAGCGGTGCTGCGCCGTGGCCATGCCGTCAACAGCACCTTCACCAAAACCTATCGGAGGAACCGATGAACACATGCACTACCCATCTGCTTTCTACCACGCCGGCCTTCCCTGAGCGTGCCCCTTCGAAGCCCGCCGAACAACAAGGCATGTTCCGCAAATTCGACGTTCGGCGCGTCGATGGCAACGACCAGCCCGGTGACAAGCACTACGGCTGCCGCTACTACGTTCTTGACCTGACGCACGACCAGCACGCCCCGGTGGCAATGCGCG